TTAAGTACAGGAAATCCAGTAAGAAGGCTTCTAAAAGATCTTTCTAATTTAGGGATGGCATATGATGATATGATCATTCGTAATTCACGTGCAGTAGGTTTTACTGAAAATCAAATGGGTTATACGTTTAATCCTATGGGTTCAGATAGTGATGATATGTATGGAGCGTTCGCTGCATTGTCATTAACTGATACTAACTTAAAAAAGAATATTGCATTCTTTGATCAGGATTATGATAGAAAAAGAGATCAGCTTAGAACATTTGCAGTACAAGACGAAATAGAAGATATTTTAGATGTACTTACTGATGAAGCTATTGTATTTGATGAATCTAATTATATGGCATATGCACATTTTAATGGACATATCGGAGAATCAATAGAAGAAGAAATAAATGATGTATATAATAATATCTATAATTACTTTGGTTTCAATGATTCTGTATCACCGTGGAATTATTTTAGGAAATGGTTAATTGATGGTTTTCTTGCATTTGAAATAGTTTATAACGATAAGCAAACTGAAATTATTGGATTTAAAGAATTAGATCCAATATCATTAATGCCAGGCATTGACAGTGATGATGGTAAAAAAGTTTGGATACAATATAAAGGACAAGGCGCAAAAGAAAGAACATTATGGGATTCACAAATAATTTATATTTCATATTCATCTGTTAATTCACCAATGAGAATATCTTATGTTGAAAGATTAATAAGATCTTTTAACCTTTTAAGAATAATGGAACACAGTAGAATTATCTGGGCTGTATCTAATGCTTCATTTAAAACACAATTTACAATACCAGTTGGTGGTAAATCTAAAACAAGAGCAAAGCAATCTCTAGCAACATTAATGAATTCATATCGTGAGGTTGTAGACTTTAACTTTGAAAGTGGAGAAATACAAACTAATGGTAAACCAATGATGCCGTTTAACAAAGAGTATTGGTTACCTTCTAAAGACGGTGAATCACCAGAAATCCAAACAATAGGTGGAGACGGTCCTGATTTAGGAGATACTGAATCTTTAAAGTATTTTTCTGATAAATTACAAATGGCTTCAAAAATCCCATTCTCTAGATTTGACCGAGAAGGCGGTAATACATATGATATGGAAGCAAGTGGTATGTTAAGAGATGAAATTAAATTTGGTAGATTTATTTCAAGATTAAGATCAATATGGCAAGAAATATTAGTTAAGCCTATGTATCTTCAAATGTGTCTTAATCACCCAGAATTAAAAAATGATATTGCATTTAAGGCAGGTTTAGGATTAAACTTTATGAAGGATAATGTTTTTGAGGAAATGAAAGAAATGGAATTACAAACAAAACGAGTTGATTTTATTGGTAATATGAAAACTCAACTAAGTACAATGACTGCTGAAATGGAGGAAATACCATATTTTGATTTAGGATTCTTAATTAAGAGGTACGGTGGATTTACTCGTGATGATATTAAAGCAAATGCCAGAGCTAAAGAACGCACTGAGTTAGAGGCTCAAGGATATAAAATGGAAGATATTGAAAAGATCTTATTAGGTGCAAACCCTAAAGATTTTAAACCTGAGAAGAAATCTGATGGGATGGATGAAGACCCATTAGCTGGAATCTAAAAACTATCAAGAGTTATAATATATAAATCAAATAAACTAGAAAGATGTCAAATAAGAAACTTTTAATTCTAGAAAGATCTAAGTCTAATTTAAGTATGACAAAGGACGCCGATGGCTCTGTTGTCCTTGAAGGTGTATTTACTGAGATTGGAGTAAAGAATAAAAATAATAGAATTTATGAAGAAGCTGAAGTACTTCCTCATATTAACGAACTAAAGGAAAAAGTTAAAACTAATAAACTTTTAGGTGAATTAGACCACCCTAAGGATTTTGACATTAGCCTTTCAAACGTATCTCATGTTATCGAGGATTTAGATTACGATAAAGATAAGAAACAAGTTTTAGGAAGAATAAGATTATTAAATACTTCAAAAGGTAAAGAAGCTCAGGCGTTAATAGAAGATGGTATACCATTGCATATTTCAAGTAGAGCTGCTGGTACTGTTGATGAATCTGGTAAAGTTAAAATTAAAAAGTTCTTTACTTATGATTTAGTTGCTGATCCTGGATTTGAAAATGCAGAATTAGCAAGAGTAAACGAATCTTATGGCTTTGAAGATACCGAAGGTCTATACATTTATGAAATGGATAGTTCAGAAGAAGAAATAAATAAAACAAATAAAACAGATCTAATAATGGAAAATACATCAGACAAATTTGTAACCGTTGAAGATTTTAATAAGTACACTGAATATGTTAAAAATACATTGGATGGTGTTAAGGAATCTGCAAACTCTAATAACGATGAGTTAATCGAGAAGTTAGTTAAATATACTGAGCATATTGCAGAGAAAGTAAATCAGGTTACTGATTATACTGAATACTTATCAGAAAATCTTGACAAGAGCATATCTCACTCTGACTACTTAGCAGAGAACATTGACAAAATTAAAAATTATGCTTCTTACTTAGGTGAAGAGCTAGACAGTTCAATTCAATATACTGAACATGTTGCTGAACAGGCAGACAAAGGAATTGCATATTCTAATTACTTAGGAGAAAGCTTAGATAAAGGAATTAAGTATTCTGAATATATTGCTGAAAAGGTTGATCAAAATATTGCATATTCTGAGTACCTCGGCGAAAATGTAGATAAGAGTATTAAATATTCTGAATACATTGCAGAAAATGTAGCATCTACAACAGGAGAATCAATTAATGAATCTACAGTTAATGAATACGGAAAGATGAAAGAAGGATATACTCCAACTATGGAAGAAGTTTCAAAATGTATGGGAGAAGGTATGAAATATGAAGCAATCTGTGAAATGTATCCAGATGCTGATAAAGGTGCAATAAAAGAAATGTGCGATAAGTGTATGCATGAAGAAAATAAATCTTATAAAGATACTATTAGTGAAAAATTAGAAAGTTTAATTTCTAAGGCTGAAGCTAAGAATGTTTCTGAAATGCACTTTATGAATTTCTTATCAGAATCTAAAAAGAATGAATTTGATTCTTTATCTGAAGATAAGAAGGTTTTAATAGTTGAATCAATGAATAGCGATTCTATTATGTCAACCGTACAAGCTGAAAATGTTTGGGATTCATGTTTTATAACAGAAAGAAAGGTAATTAATTTTATTGATGATATGCCATCAAAATATTCTGATAAATGGAATTCTCTTTCTGAAAGTAGAAAAGAACAAATTATTTCTGAATCTAAATTCCACTCTTTAAATACTCCTTATGCTATTAATAACTTTTGGCAAACAAGAGATCTTAGAGATACTCAAATGAATTTAGAATCACTAAATGAAAATAAAACTGCTGCTGAGGCTGCTCAAGAAAAGAAAGAGCCATTATTAAATGAAAACTTTCAAGCAGATTTAATTCAAAAAATGAAATTCAGATTAAATAGATAATCATTTAATCTAAAAGATATAATCGAATAGTCAAGAAGAAAAGGACTTAGGCGATTAAAAACGGAATATTAATAGTATTCCACAAAATGCGAAAAATAATTTTAAATAATGTACGCAAATCAATTAATCAACGAGGCTGAGGTTCAAAAGACTTGGGGACCTGTTATTGAGGAAAGTACTGGAATTACTGAAAAGTCTAAGTTATCTTGGATGTCTAAGTACTGCCATTACCATAACCTTAATGAGAGTGTTTACAATACTGTACACCTTAACCCGAACATGAATGTTCAAAGTATGGGGAATGTAACATTACCAGGAGACCCTGGTTCAATGAACGCTTTCCCAGCACAAACAACTGGATCTGGTGACAGACCTTTTTCTTTGTTACCACTTGCAATGCAAGTAGCGGCTCAGACTGTAGGTTTAGACCTAGTACCTGTTGTACCAATGCAAGGCCCTATGGGAGTATTAACTTACTTAGACTTTGTATACGGTGGTGGTAGAGGATCAGGAGCTCCAGTAAACGGTGCTTTAGATACTGTTGCTGCTCCATTAATGATCAAAGCTAATGCTAACCCTGCTGTTGCTTTTAATGTAGATGATATCATTTACGTTGATACTGTTGCTGGATTTGGTTCTGGTACTTCTGGTGGATCTTACGAATTAACTTTTGTTGGAAACTCAAGAATTGACGGATTCCCAATATTCAGAGTAAGAGCTAACACATCTGCTTTAGGTGGTGTTGGTACTGCTGCTGTTCATAACACTGGCTTTACTTTTTCACAAGGTGCTGAAACTGCTGCTAGTCCATTATACTCTTGTATAGTTGACGGTGGTACTTTTTACGGTTCTGGTACTGCTGCTCCACTTAACGCTGTTTTAGCTGCGGGTGATGCATTAGGTACTTTTGCAACTCCATCTGGACTAAGTTTAGTAAAAGCTCTAGAAGATCATATTTCTGGTTTTTCTGGTAATGCTTTCCAACCTGTAAATGATCCTGCTGGTCAGGTTGCTGCTGCTGGTTTTAGTAATATTAATGGTTTAGAGCCTTACCAAAGAGGTGTAGGTGAATCAACTGTTGATAATGTTATGGGACTAAGCTTATTCAACAAGTCTGTAGCTGCTGAAACTTTCCAAGTTGCTGCTGCTGTAACTAGAGAACAAGTTCAAGATCTGAAGCAATTCGGAATTGATGCTGTTGCTCAAGTTGAGGCTGTATTGGTAAATGAGTTAACTCAATCTATCAATAAATACATCTTGGACAGAATCTTTAGAAACGGTGTAACTAACAACAGCCAAGTTGCTGCTGTAAGTGGTACACAGTTATCTCAACAGTTTGACCAAGCAGGTGCTGGTACTACTGTAATTGCATTAGGACCTAACAACACTGCAAACGCTAACGTCAATGCTGCCGGTCTTGGTTTAAACCAGACTAACGTTCTTGGTGGTGGTAATGTACAAGGTACTTTACAGAGAAGAATCTATACTAAGATTCTTGCTGCAAGTAACTTAATTGCTACAAGAGGTAGAAGAGGACCAGCTACTTTCGCTGTAACAGGTGGAGAAATGGCTACTGCTCTTCAATCAGTTGCTGGATTCGTTGCATATCCGTTATCAAATACAGTTAATCAAGCTGGTGGATCTTTATATCCAATCGGTGCGATCGCTGGGGTAACAATTTATGTTGATCCAAACAGAGCCTTCAATGACTATACAATTGCTGTTGGTCGTAAAGGTGATGGTAACTCACCTGGTTTAGTATTCATGCCTTACTTAATGGCTGAATCAGTAGAAACAATCGCAGAAGGAACTATGGCTCCTAAAATTGCGGTTAAATCTAGATTCGCTTTAGTAGACGCTGGGTTCAATCCTGAATTAATGTATTACACAATGAACTTCACGTTCACTGGTTGTTCTATTATCTAATAATAGTTTAATACTTTATATAGAAAGCCAC